CCTACGACGCCTGTTGGGGAAACTTCAACACTTGGAACAACCGTTATAGTTCCAACGGCACTTGTTCCCGCAACGCCTGTTGGCGTAACTCCAGCCCCTGAAACGGGGGTTGCTGTGCCAACGGCACTTGTTCCTACGACGCCTGTTGGGGAAACTTCAACACTTGGAACAACCGTTATAGTTCCAACGGCACTTGTTCCTGCTACGCCCGTAGGAATTACTGGAATAGGTTGGCCATACAGCCCTTCACCATATTCGCCACGGCCAAATCCAGAAAGTATAGCCAAACCTTACGCTCTTACGCTCTTACGCAATTCTAATAATTGCGTTACTCGAATCCGCCGCTGGAAATTGAATTGTGAAAGTCCCAGCAGTACTGGTCTTATTGCCGCCAAAGTCCAAGGCACATACGGCTTTATTAGAATCTGTACTGTTATAGATCAATGCTCCTCTGGCAGTGATGGTAGCGGTTGTAAAGCTGAAGTCCGCAAAATCCGTGAAGCCCGTCGTACCACTGGTCGAAGGGTCGATCCGGGTAAGAGACCCACCACCCGTAGCGTAACTTCCACTAGAGGCAACTTCTCCAGTAGTCGTAAGGGCCGTCGTCGATGCGCCAAGAGTGGCCGTGGTGCTTGATTTGCCGCCAGCACCAATGGCATACAAAGCCAGCTTGAAGGTGTCGCCGCCACTTAGTTTAAAATTATGAACAGCCTCAAGAAGTTCGCCCTTGAAGGATGTACACATTGCCGTCGATATAGCCATATCAAATGCTCCTCAACTGTTTGGATAATTCCTCATAACCTGCTTTTCTAAGGTCAGCACATACTGTAGCACGATCCTGTTCAATCGCAAACTTCATATAGAACAGTAGCGTGTCCCTGATATACTGCCTGAAGGCATGTGCCTGATCGCGCAGGGGAGCGACCGTACCATCCGATACATGGATAATCTTTTCTAGGGCCATTTCCGCAACTTGCTCAGGCGTAAAACCTCCATTTTCCGTGGTTTTCGCCACAGCCACACCAACCGTAGCACCTGCATCAACAGATAACATTATGACGTCTCCTGCAATCCAACAACATTATCATGGCGTCCAAATATGATAGGGCCATCTATAGGCTCAGGTGGAGCAAGCTCTGACTGCCGGGTAACCAAAAGCTGCTCATTATCAGTGCTCATAACCAAGGGGTCCTCCAGCCGGTGGTATCCATACAGCCGCTCCTCCGGGGGAACATCCGTATCCAACAAGGTCGAGCCATGGGCTATTTCGATCTTCATTCCCCTGCTTATACAAAAAGATAGCCAGAACTCCACGCAGGCCCGCCCCGCTTCAGCTAAGTTCACATTCCTGTAGGAATAATCTAAGCCAAATAAATACAACTTCCCAACCTCCTGATACGCAGCGAAGGCAATCGCATAAGGAACAGTATTATTGAAGTAACATAATTCCGTATCCTTAACAACCTCTTCTAAAGGATAAAGAACAGCCCCAGGAACACGGCGGTCTAATTCACAAGTATATATGGGGCCTTTGTGTTTTGGCAATTCGCGGCGTAAAGCAGGCGTTTGTTTACCGGCATTCTCAGTATCGAAAAATCTAGAAGGAGGGTCCATCATAAACACACGATCATGCTTGATGGGCGCTAACATGGAGTTTATGGCCCATACCTCATCATATTCTGCCCCATTGGCAACAGAAGACGTGTATGAACCCTGCGAGTGTCCAAGCCCAACTATAGCAACAGATGATCCTTTAAGAGCGAGGTCTTTCATTGAACTTCTCTACGAACACGATCATATCTGTATTCATCTCGGATCTGTTCACTTTCACCCAAATTCTTTAACCATTGTAAGGATTCTACAAATCTTTGATTATAAAGCTGTAATAAATCCGATTCACCTTTCATAAAAGTATAAGCTTCTACTAAACAACCATAAAGCAACGCTAATTCAGCATTATCACCAAGATAACTTGTTCCATCTGCTGTTGCAGAAATAGACGTTGGCCTAGAAAAATAATGAAGTTCCATAGTAAGTGCGGCATTAGGCGTGGGCGCTAAAAGAAAACTCGCATCGTCCCAACTTGCATAATACTTAGGAATACCATCAGTAGTTGGATCGGGGGTAAAGTCCTGTAAAAAAGATACATGCTTATACAACAAAAACTCGTTATCCGAAGAGTTAACCACGCTTAATGAGAAGGGAGCCAGAAAATCTGTCGGCTTACTTAAAAACTTTATGTCCTCCGTAGTTGTGCCCGTAGAATTTTTACGGAAATTATCTAATTGACATTCTTTAAGAATCCGTTCTTCCGCATTCAAGATAAACCGGGGCAATTGTGTGACGAACGTTGTCTCGGTATTTTCCGTATAATCCTGTATCGCTGTTTTCAGCGTGGTAAATGTAAATGCCATATCACGCCTCTACCGTTACAGGGCCCGCAGATGCGGGAAACCCGCCCCCAAAAACCGAACCTACCGTTGCCGTACCACTGGCGGCGCTAAAGGTATATGTATCTGAGTCTACTTTTGTAATAGTGTATCCCACATCTTGCGAAATTACGGACCCTGTAAGCCCGTCAAAACCGACGACACCCCTGAAACGTACAGTGTCCCCGGATGAGCGCCCATGCCCAGGTTCCGCCACGGTTACAACGGCATCCCCGGAGGAGCCGCTCTGAAAGGCGTCTTTCTTCAAAAGAACCTTCACCGCCTTCTCGGTCCTATCCGGGCGAGCCTCTCTAAGAGCCTCTGAATCAGCGGCCACACGGCGGGGCTCTAGTTGTGGGTGCTTCTTTTCCCATTCGTCCCGGCCAACCAGCAGGTTGTTCCACTCAAACTTCATGTCCCGTAGCTTGTACCGCTGACCAGACCTGTCTGAAATGCCGTAAGCATTTTTTCCTGAAGCAAATTTAGGCATCACAGCACCCTAAGCGAACCAGCAGTGGGAACAATGTGCAGCGAAGTTCGCTCTCTATCTTCAACGGCTGCACGAAGGAAATCTTCGTCGTAACGAGCCTTCATAACTGCCATACGATCTGGGGCCCGTTTCATCGATATACAATACGCCAAACCGGAAACAAGGCTAGGAAGAAACCTAAAGGGCACTTCTGCCGTATTCGTGGAAGCGTCCGCGTCGTCTAAACGTAGCAGGCGATAGTAAATCAATTGGTCCGTAGAGTTCTCAGGTACCGGCCAGACTGTTATGGTGGGAGTAATCTGCCTGTCCACAAAAAATTGATTGGGCCTACCCTGTTGATCTTTGTCCGGGAGAGCTAGATAGTCGCCCCGGCCAATACGGTTCATGGCTAGATCCGCGCCAGACCGGCGCACTACAGCATCTAATATATCAACCGTATTCTGGACGTCTTCTAAACTAGGATCTGCTGAGATCGTGGTACTGGCGCTGCTGCTAGAGCCAGTGATGGTCTCGCCCGCAGTAAAAGCACCGCTGGGAACGGTCAAAGTCACCGTGGTTCCACTGGGCTTTGTTATGATCTTGGCCGTAACAGAACTTGTTCCTCCCGTAATCGTCTCGCCAACACTGAGACTGGCGGAAGCGCCAACCGTCGCCGTGATGGTCCCAACTGGATAAGCATCAATCGCAGACGTGGACGACAATTGTGCCACGGTCTGCGTTACCTGCCTCACGGTCCAGAGGTTAATTCCTCTATTGGCCCAATCAGCTAGCATAAGGTTCAGGGAGCGGCGAGCCGTAACGGCATCATAGCCCGTGCGAAGTTCCAGGCCGCACCGTTCGAACGCCTCTTCGATGATTTCGGCTACATCTAAGTTGAAATTAGCTGACCCTGAGATAGCCATTGTTATTCCTCATCGGGAGAAGTAAGTGCGCCCGTAACTGCTTGGCCTAGATCGGTTATCGTATCTGCTATAGCGCCCCTTCCGCTGTCGAAAAGACCCATGGCTTGTGTCATACCACGGCCCTCGATTGCGCCAGCACCCGTACCTAAGACTGATCCAAAGGGGCCTATCAAACCTGCGGCGGCAAACATGGCGTTAGCTAACGATGGGTTTTGCTGGGCTGCTATCTGGCTAGCCGTTATCGCCCCCGGCGTATTGCCTGACGGGTCGGTAATCGCATACCCGATATTCGAGCCAGGGAGGCCAAGTGCGTTGAGCGAGATAACGTCGTTCATCGTTGCGGTGCCCTCCTCTGAGTTGGTCCCAAGACCAACGCCAGGAGATAGCGAGCCTTGGCCCATCATGCTTATGTTGGCGGCTGCGTTCTCTACGGCTGCTTGGTCAATAGCAGCGACGTTTCCTGGGTCGTTTGCCGCTATGCTCATCTCAGCCAGGGAAATTGCCGCATTCACAGCCTGTTGACCCGGATCAACAGAGGCGTGTGCTGGCTCCTCTTCAGTTTCGCCCATCGCTTGACTTTCGGCATCTGAACCTTGTGGATCAACGCCGCCACCACTCTGAAAATACTGCACGGGACCGCCCGCGTTCAGGTATTCAGAGGCCAGGATGGGTCCGCCGTTGGCTGCTTGCCGTTCTCCTGATGGGCCAGGAAGAAACGGACTAAATCGATCCGGCTGAATCGGAGGAAATGAGTAAGGAGGGCCCTGAAATCGCTCCGGAAGGCTCATGTCGTAATCAAGTTCTGTTGGACCCTCACGAAGGAAATTCTCGTCATACGGCCACGGAGCGATACCCGGGTCTGGGCCTACATCAGGCACCGCGCCTTCAGGGAGTTGGTTCTCCCCCTCCCAATAGTTAGGAGGATAATAGTTTTCTTCAGAAGCGTCAGGAGAAGAAAAGCCTCTCAAAGAAGGAAAACGATCAGAAAAACTTTGGTCAGCGTCCTTTTGAGCCTCCCGTATCGCAACCAATTCTGGGAGGCTTTTACCTTTCACTAGTTCATAAAACTGTGATGGGGACATGCCCCCCCTCTCAACAAAAATCTCGTTAAGCTCGGTTATGATTTCGGATTCAAGAGCTTTCTCTGCTTCTCCACCACCTTGATATCCCGGCAAGTAATCAGAGCCTAAAACGAGCCCACCCTTGGCAAACGTTGTATCAGGAATAGTTGTTTGACTAATGTCTGGAATAGAGGGAAACAGCGTATTGAACACCGACGCCGAACCAAGATCGGATGTAATATTGGGCACAATAGGGGAAGTGCTTCCCGTTGCGGGAAGAGCCGAAGAAGCCAAAAGATTAGCCGCGCCAAGGTTGGGGGATAACGGATTGCCAACTGGCCCTGACGGCCCCACAGGACCCGCCGGTCCTAGAACCGGAACAAATGTCGGTTGTCCTATTGTCCCCGAAAACGCTCCTGGGGTAAAACCTAGACCTGGGCCTAAATCAGAAGGCCCTTGCGGAGAAGCCGGTACAGTCGATGTCGGAGAAGAAACAGTAACAGGAGTGACAGGAACTGGCGGGGGAGCCTCCGCAGCCGCCGCAGCCGCCGCAGCCGCCGCCTGCTGCCGTAATGCATCTGCAATTTGCCCCGGAAGAAATCGTCCTGCCGGAAGATTGGGTTGAGGTCCTGTTCCTACTTGAAACGTGTTACCGGAACTGGAGGCGTCTTCGGGCGAATCTGGAAGCGAATACCTTTGGTCTCCTGTTTGTATGATACCTAATCTTGGGTCGTTTCCATAGAAATTACCTTTGTAAGTACCGGCAGGGAGATCTGGAAAAGGACCCGAACCAACCTCGTAAGTACCGTCGTTAGGCGTCTGACCGAGAAAAGTATATGTAGGCATCAACCCACTCCAAATACGAGCCTATAGAAGGGCTTAATACTCTTTTATCATTCGGAGTACTACGTTGTAAGTATCCGTCCCTCCGGCCCCAGTGGTTGTAAAAAGAACATCTCCTGTAGGAGACGTCCCAAGAGAACTGGTAAGGCCCCCAATATTAGTGTAGTCAAGATGCCCAGAGCCATCCTGTGCTAATTGCATCAAAGCAATATCGGTACTTCCGTCGGATTCAATTATGACGGTCATCCCAACACAGGTCCACCAGACCTCGACAATACGAACACCAGTACAAGTCGTACCATCACTATTTGTCGCCAAAGCCGAAACGTCTACTTTTGTAACAGCGTCTTCATTACCCGTATCGACATGTTGATAGGTAAAACTCATTACGGCTTGACGGTCGCCATCTACGAGAGTGGTTGACGTTACAATATCTGCCATTTAAAGCCCCTTCAAAAAGATGGGGGTTTCCCCCCATCTAATTATTCATAGATAAGCCGACTAATGGCCTGCCAGTGCGCCTTCAAAGCCTTAGCTGATCCAGCGCCTGTTTCCACACCAATGTATGGTATCAGATCTACCTCGGTCAAAGCGGCTGTTTTGCCCGTTCCTGTAGTTACCGCAGTTCCGCCCGTGCTGCCGGAAGTAGAAGTAACGTTGTACTGAATACCGTTGACGTAAATAGCAGCTTTTCTGTTGCTATCGATTGCGATCTTCAGGTGGTACTGGGTATCCGCTGCCACAGTAATGGGCAATGCACTAATGTAATCAGTGTTTGCAATGCTATGAACAAAATGCAGCAAGGTGAAATCCGTGAAGGCTTCACTATTAGTGGCATCCGTCTGGAACTTGAAGTATGCCTGATTTGCATCCGTAGCAACCAACTGATCATTGGTTAGCTTCAAACCAGCCCACAATTTGATGTCAGCAATAGACGCTGCCGTAGTGACAACACATTCCCAAATAGTCTGGTTTTCCGTGCCCCAAGGAACAGCGGTCCAGGCAGTTTGGTTGGTGTCAAGATGCGGAGCTATAATGGCCTGATCTTCATCAGTTCCCGCTGTAGTAATTATGATACCTGCCCGTGTGGTATCGAACGTACACAAGGCAGTTGTCATGCTGGTGCCAAGAACTTCGAAGTCCTTGTTGGCAACTTTTTCAGCAAGACGAATAGCCGTGTTTGCAGCAGCCGTGGCGTCTGCATCAGAGAAGGCCGTATTCAGTACTGCGTTAAGCGCAGGACGCTTCTTGAAGTACTCCTCAAGGTAATAACGCCTTACGTCTTTAGCAGCAGAAGAATGTACGGACGAATCCGTTACAATGCCCGTGCTCGAATTTTTATTCGCAATGGCAAATCCGTTTTCTGAGCGGACTGGGCCGGAAAAGGTTGTGTTAGCCATGTGGCCACCTCCTTACAAAGGTTTTTGCCCTAGAGTCTTAGTAAGCGTTTGCTGGGCCAATCGCTAGGGCTATTAATCCCAGAAACCTAACTATACGCAAAAAGAAGGGACGGCACAAGTGCCGCCCCCTCAAATAGCAGTGAGAGCTTAGGCCCCCGCTGTACCAAATACGCAACGCCAGTCAGAAACACCGAAAGAGTAACGCTCACGGGCTTTATAACGCATATTGCCCGTATCGAAATCTCCTTCCATCGCAGTACGAAGAGGTGTCCGCTGGAACAGCTTAAAGCCGTTTGGCGCATCTGTTTTAATGAAATAGGCATCCGTATCGGTGAGGAAGTGGTTAACCACAGCCCCATCCGGCAACATGCCCATCGACTTCAACGCATTGACATCGTTGTCCGCAGTACCTGAACGCAAGTTGCTGTTGAGCACACGCTCGGCAGTGAACTGAAGCTCTTTTGGGATCATCAGTTTCATACCACGAATAGCAACTTTGAGCCCACGCTCGTCGGTCAAGCCAGCAATGTCAATCAACATCTGCTCCAGCGAGGTCTCGTTGAGATCCGCCGCAGTAGAAAGTTGGTTGCGCTGGTTGCCGCTGATAGCGGGATGTGCAGAACTACACAACGCAGCCCCATCACCAATAGGAAAGCTGGTCGAGAAAGCATTGTTGAGAATGCTAGCCGCCTTAACCTGTTTGGTTTGAGACATGGACCGTGCCAAAGCACGGGTATACCGTGCCGCAAGACGATCATAGAGATTGTCCTCGACAGCCTCTTCCGTAATGGAGAAGGCTAGGGCAATCGTCTCATGGGTGTAACGCGCCGTGTAAGCCTCTTGTGCATCATCAAATGTGATGGCTGCACCCTCGGCCTTGACCGGAGCGGAAGAAAAGCCCGCAAGCATGACCTCT